TATATATTAACTTAAAAAATAATAATAAATATATAAATATAATAATTTTCCAACCCCCTCCAACTTAGGCTAGCCTATCCTAAGTTATCAAGTTTGAAGTGGGGTTTGACCTGCATTTATAGTATTTACTTTCAGTTTTTGAGGTTTTCGCAGGCACTCTCCAGCTGGCGTTTTTTCTCTCAGGATTTGCAGTGAATATGCTACTTTGTGGCCTGGGTCACTTATTTTCTCTCAGTTTCGAGGTGGTAGCAAAGAGCGGAAACTATATCTGACCAGCGGGTTTAATGTTCGCCTATACGCGTGCGGGTGCGTGCCCCGGCGCCAAACCGGGGCTTGGAGGGGGCTTGAAAGAGTGAACAGTGTTCACGAATTTGGTTGCTTTTTAATGCAACTCGTTAACCTGTTGTTAACCTAGCACATCTGCGACCAAAAATGCGCAGGTCAGAAAGTTTGACGATTTTCAAACAATAAGGTGCCTTCAGGCTGCACACCGTTCAAGTATTGTGACCCAGGCCACTAAACACCGTTTTTGAACAGTGTTCAGGCAAATGTCACGAAATGGTCACGAAATGATAAGAATTTCTTAGGTTTGGAGGTGGAGTGACTGACGCCACACTTGATTGGGGGTATTTTTGGGGTATAGGCATAAAAATAGACCCTCCGAAGAGGGTCGAGACTGGAGGTAAAAGAGAAAAGGCGGACTCTATAAGACCGCGCGGGCTGCGAAAGTCGAGTACGCCTGCCGGATCGCGGAATCCCGGACGGCAACGAGCAGTTGGTCGCGTTCGCCTTGTGTGCCGCGCAGGTCAAGTTCGTGCGTGTAGACTCGACACTGGTTCTGGTGGGTCTGGATTAAACCGCGGGCTTCTGGGATGGCCGCGCAGAAGTCGCTGCCGAACGTGCGGTTACCGGAGCCGACAATAAACACCGGCGTTGGTCCGAACGGCGGGGCTGGGAGGGGCCATAGCTTTTGTGAGGTGAGGACTTTACGGAAACACGTCGGAACCATCGGGCCTTTGACGCGGCTGCCGTCCTCCAGGGTGACGAACTGGCCGTAGCTGGGGACAACCAGAACAACCGTGTCCGGGTCGGCCTCGGCGGGGGTGTTGGTGTTGTACACGTCCACCTCGTGTTGCGGGCTGCTGGGGCTTGGTGCGTGGCGCAGGCTGTCGTAGACGGAGGTGACCGTCACCGGCGTGCCGTGCGCACCCGAGTCAGGTGTGAGACGGTGCTCCGTGTACTTGACTAGGCAACGCTGCAGGGGGTTTTTCGCGTAGGCGAGGCGGCTGGCCAGGTCTTTAGCGACGAAAGCGGAATTATTGTTGAGGCTGACGGCGTGAATGTGAACGACTGGCGCCACCGACTCGTAGTGGCGGATGACGGGAACAGGCATTTCTTCTCCTTTTCAGGGGCTGAGAGGGGGTTTGGTCTCAAGTTAAGAATACCCCGACTTTTAGGCCGGGGTGGGTGTTCAGGGTTACTTCAGATGGACGGCGATTTGGAAAACGGCTTCAAGAAGGACAATGAACAAGGCTACCTTGATGACGTCGGCTATTTCAGGTAGTCCCACCGCTCCTCCTTGTTCTTAGCCTCGGTTTCAACACCAACGAGGTAAAGCTCGAAACCATAGCCGTAGAAGCCGTTATCCTCGTAGCCTGCAAGGGTGAGGACTTCCTTGGCTTCGGTGCTGGATTCGGTGTAGACGAAAATCTGCACTCTTTCATTGCAGTCGCCGATGTCCGGGTTTGAGTGGTAGTTGTCGGTGACCCAGCGGACGTCAGTGATTGCGTTGTTGGTGGTAGCGATCTTCTCAATCCACCAGTTGCCAGTCACACATCCGCCACAGCCTTCGTTGGGGACGACATAGACGGTGGTTCCGTCGTCCAGGACGAGAGCGGAGGTATCCAAGCCGCCGAAGTAGTTTTTGTCGCCTGGTCGAACGTCGACGATTCGGCGACCAAATATAAGCTCTTTTAGTGTTTTCGCGCTCAGTTCGTCGTAGCCGAGCTCTTTGTCGTAGCTGTCTTGGTATTGGTCGAACATCACGCACCTTCGTTCGGTTCAGGGGTGAGGGTGATGGTCGGCACCTCACGCGGGAGTGTCTGGGTGTCGGGTTTGGCGCTGACCCCGGCCCGGCGGTGAGCCCAGTCGCAGTCCACGGCCTGCAGCTGGAACTTGTTCGTGTCGAAGCTGGACTCTGAGGTACTGTCGAACTCGTCGAACAGGATACAAGTCACTTCGGAGCCGTCTTCGAGTTTGATGTCTTGGGTTTTGGTTTGAGGCTCTACGGGGGTGTCGGTGTTTGCGGAGCACCCGGCCAGGGCCAACACAGCGGCGGCTGCGACCGCGGCTGCGGCACCCATTTTAGTTACGGCGTGGCCGTTTTTGGTTGTTTTGGCGGGGGTGGAGGTTGGGTCGGCGTGACGCGGCTGGTAGCCGTGGCCTTTGAAACGGCTGGGGTGCTGTTGTGCGGAGTTAAGACGGTGAGTCATAGCTTAAACCTGCTTTCTCGATTTTCTTGTTCAGGGCCTGGGTGCGGTCAGCCACATACTGTAGGGCGTTCTGGGTTTGTGCCTGCTTCTGCAACGAGCGGATGTCCTGAATCTCCGACAGCATGTCGAATTTGACGCGATCTAGCTCCAGGGCCTTGCGTAGACTGTCGGAGCTGATTTCGGCGGGCCTGGTGCAGTCGTCAGCGGTGGTGTTGGGGTCCGAGAACTCAAGGTACGGTCCAACCAGCGCGGCCTCAATGGCGGCGCGTAGGTCGTTGTACGGCATTTCAATGTCTTTGAGGCGGACGGACACCTCCATTGTGACGGAGCCGTTTTGGATGATGTCGTCCACGAGTTTACGCGGCGCGTGCTGGCCCTTGGGTAGGGCTTCGGGGAAACCCGCGTCCCAGCGTGCCTGTGCCAGTTTACCGGCGGTTTCCCGGTCGAAGAATATACTCACCTTGTCCTCTTTCTAGGGTTTGAGCTTGGTGGCTTGGAGGTGGACTATATCGCGCAGGGGCTTGGTTTGGTTACGGCACCAATGCTATGGCAGCGGTGACGCATCGACATCAGGGAAGCATACGCATGGAATTTCACGCGCAGCTGCTTTAGTTGTTCATGGCTGATGTCGAAACCCCTGTGCTGGTTGTCGAAAGCAATAAGGGTGTCTAGCAGATCGCCGCCGGTCTTGTCGGCCAGGCGTTTAAAATCCGCGTCGGTGGCGGCGCATAGTTCCTTGGTCACCAGGTGTCCAACGGTGGCGCCTTTAAGGTTTTTGAGAGCGGGAAGTGCTTGTGATCCGTACCACATTGTTTGGTTGTCGGGGCCGGTGAGCGCAATACGGTGATTGTTGTCATCAACGGCGATGACTGTGCACTCGTGCGGTCGGCCTGTCTTACTGACGAAAATGACCCGCTCACCCCGGCGGATGCCGAGGTCTTCAGCCTTGGCTGTTGTTTCCATTCCTCCTCCTCAGAAGGTCTCTTTAGCGTTGTTTAACAACCGCTTGGTTTTATTAATGTCTATCTTATCGGCCTTGTCGCCGACAAACAAGTCAATGTCGGGGCTGTGCCCGAAAAACAACTCCTCTGGGGTGGCTAAAGAAAACTTCGGAGGTCGGCGTGGCGGGGGTCTTCTGCTCATGCTTCTAGTCTATCGGGGCCGGTGTGGGCCCCGGTTGGATGAAGAAGGGGTGCTATGGATTCAGCGGCGGCACAACGGTGTCGGGCTTGCCCGCGATCATTTCGTGCAGAGGGAACGAGGATAGCGGTGCGCCGGTCGGATGCAGGGCTGGGATGTACTGGATGACCATGTGGGCCAGGACATCCAGGTAGGAGACGATGGTTAAAATGATCATTAGAAGGCTTCTTTCATTTCATCGAGGAGTTCGATGGCGGTGGTGACGCCATCAATGTCAATAAGTGTTCCGGGGATTTCCTGGGCCAGGCCGTTCGTTGCCTCGTTGATGAGCTCATACTGTTGTTCAACGAAATTCCGACCCCAGTTGAGGGTGCCGAGTTGCTGGGTGACTTCCGCGGTGGCGTGCAGCGGCAGGGGGTTGCGTGCATACGCGAAGTCGATGGCCGCTGAGCCGTCCAGCCTGTTGAAGAATGTTAAGGTGGAGTCCGGGCCGATATCCGCGGCGCGGACTGGCGTCTTCGGAGTTATGAGGGCTCTGTATGCGCCTTGAATGTGGCGGGTTTCGTCATCCATGCAGGTGATGGTGGCGTACGCCATGACGCAGTTAGTGAAAACAGCGAAGTTTTCGTCCGGCTGTTGCAGGGAACCGATCCGCGTGTTCGCGGCCAGGGTTTTGTCTAGGCGGGTTCGGTGCAGGTCGCATCCCGACAGGAAAGACCGACTGATGCGCGAGGTTGCGTCGGTCACGAGTGTTTTCTCCAACACGGAGCCTATGACGGGGATGTAGCGGTCCACAGTGGACTTGCACAGCCAACTGTTTTCAACCTTGGTTTCCTGGTAGACAGTTGAATATTCGAGTTCCGAACTTAGGATGAAGGATTCTACGCCGACGTAGCCTGCGTTGACGGTGGAGCCAATGACAATGGCTCCTTCCTCAATCAGGGTGCCGCCTTTGATGTTTGACCCAACGATGACTGCTCCTGGTTCAACGATGGAATCATCGTCGACGACTCCGCCAATGATGTAGCCTTCCTCGTCTCTGGGCAGGTTGAAGACCTTGAATTCATCCGGGAGCTTGCGCCAGATGTTTTTAGTCGCCTCCACGTACTCGTTTTCCGTGTACCTGAGTGTTCTCATGTGTAGTCCTCCTCTGGACTTTGGTTCTGGTGGGCACTTTTTGTGCTCGAAGAATAGTTTAGACGACGGAGAGGAGAGATGTCAACCCCTTGGGTTGGTCGTGTTTGGCGTTTATTTGTGTTTAAACGGCGAATAGGGTAGGTTAGTCGGTGAAAGGAGGCCAAAGATGATTGGTCATGTTGTCAGTAAGAAGGAAACGCCTGAAGAGTGGGCCAAGTTCGCGAGGTTGTGGGGTGAATACTACGAACGTGGGTTACACCGACGCTACACGCAATACAACAGCCGCGAGGCGCAGGACGCAGAGAAGCTAGGTGTTTACCGATGGGTTAATGACGGGGAGGAACGCACCCTCGGCGGATTCCTGGTCGGGGATGTTGGTGCTGTTGGCAATCCGTACATCGACGATAAAACAATCGTGGTGAACAGCGACATCGTCGGCAAGCCCGGAGCCGACGCGGGGGCTATCAGGAGAAGCTGGATCGAAAACTCCGAGCTTTACATGGTCGATGAGATAAACAAATGCATTGTTTACCGAAGCCGCCTCAAGGACAAAACCAAGGCCGAGTGGTGCGAGATTGTGGAGAGCCTGGTTTTGTTTGACACCGACCTACAGCAGTGCTTCCTGCACCAGTCAAAGATCGAAGGGGTCAAAGCCGAACAAACCGAATTTCGTCAAAGCCTCGTTCAGTCCTCTGAGCTGGAAAACTCCTCTCTGGAGGGGTGCTCTGTGCTTCTATCTGACGTGTCGGATGTTTGGGGTAACGGGATGTTGTCATCCCCTTGCGTCGTCATGGGAGCTCGCCTGTACCCGGAGAAGAGTTCTTCAGGGGCGATGGCTGGCCAGGTGATGCTCAGAGCGGGAACCTCCATCATTGAGTCGCCCTTCGGCAATGACGATAGCGAACTTTCGGAGCTGTCTCTAGCTGGTTGTGTCCCGTCAGGGCTTTTCTGCCCAGAAGGAAGTCTGTTTACCATTTCAGCTAATGGACACCAGGCGGTTTTCGGACTTGATCTTGACAAAGGTGAGGTGCGCCTTGGTGTTGACGAAGGTGCCCCGGACTGGTTTTGGGGTAAAGCGAACGAGGTTGTCGGAGCCATACGCTCGAACGTCGCTGCCACTAAGAGCCTAAGCGGGTACAACTACACCAACGAGAAAATGCAAATCAAGCAAGAACGCTTGCGAGGGGGACTCGTAGAAGCCGTGAAGGAAATAAAGGAGTGGACTGAAAGCCATTCTTGACCGGGATTTGCGGCTGGCGGATTGATGGTGTATAAAGGAGAAAGGTTCTAGAGGGACAGAGACCCGGCATATCGGCCGGGTTTTTGTTTTGACTTAACGACCCCCAGGTGCCGCAGCCCTCCTGGGGGTCCGGTCCTGGCTGTCTTGGGGTCACCTTCGGTGCCTTACGAGGGCCAGGCCGCATGTTTAGAAGTTTAGTGAGGCCGGGGAGCCTCGGCGGTAAGCCTTGTCGGGGGCAAGGTGTCCGCCTTGATGTCTTAATTGTAACACGGGTTAAGAAAACCCCCGGCCAAAGTGCCCGTACCGGGGGTTCAACAAGAAGCACGCATGTGAGTCTTGCCATAACAAAGGTTGCTGAGGGAATCAGTCCCCGCAGGTCTGATTGTAGCATAGTGGTGGTGTGGTGTCAATTTTTAAACCCCGGCGCGCTGTTTTGTAGTGGATGCAGGCGGCGTCCGGGGTCTCGGGGGTCACCCTAGTACTTCGGCGTCTATGGTGCCGGTGTGCCTAGAGTATAACGCCTGCATCTCGTCGCGCACAACCTTGGCGGAGATTTTGGTAGGAGCAGCCGCACGGAGCTGGTTGGTTCTTGTCGCGGCGGCCTCACCCTGCGCAACAGACCAGCGGAGTTGTTCACGGGCCAACGGCGTCAGGCCGTACATTTTCAGAATCTCCTGGTGCGCCTTCTGCGCTTTGATGCGGTCCCCGAGCTTGTAGAACGGGTTCAGGGACTCCTGGAGGAGCGCGGCAGCCTGGTATAAGGTGTGGATGTCGCTGGCCAGCCACTCGCGGGTCATGGGAGACAGCCAGATCGAGTCCCACCAGTCCTGTACCGCCTTGAACCACTCGCCATCCGCGGGGTCGTCTTTGTCTGCGAGCGGGATGAAGTAGTCGTGGTAGTCGGGGAGAGGGGGGATGTCGCTCGGTGTGACATCGACGGGGGTGAGTATCTTGACGGCGGCCTTCGCGCCTTTTTTGGACGGGCCACCAGCCTTGCGTGCGCCTCCACGTGCCATTTCAGACTTCCTTAAGGTTCGAGTTAGTGAGGTTTACTCACTAGTGATCTTGCACTGAGTGCAAAATTGCAGAGTGTGTGAAATTTTTGAGTAGTTAGTGTCATTTTTACACTAAGTCCAAATAATCCAGTATAAGCAGGGGTTTCGGGGATGTGTACCTAAGCCGGTTTTCTGAACTATCGCAGACTCCAAAGTGCAAGA